TTCTCCTTCAGTCAGTGATCAGGCAGCCGTTCTCGATGCGCATGAAGCGCATCAGGTTCAGCTCGCGCGCCACCTCGACGATGTCCTGCTGGGCGCGCTTGGTCATGGCGCAGCGCTGGCAGGTGGCCAGGATGCGCGCTGCGGTCTCGTGGTGGCCAAGGCTGTGGAAGTCGCGTGCCTTCTCGATCTCGCGCTTTTGGGTCTTGTTCATGCTGTCAGCTCCTTGCTGGTTGATGAAGCGCCCCGGAGGGCGCAGGATTGATCAGAGGCCACGCACTGCAGTCAGCTTGCCCTGCATGGTCTGCGACATCAGGTACTTGGCACGATTCAGCGTCTGGCGTGCGCCTTCGACATCACCGTGAGCCATCTGCTCTTGTGCATCGGACATCAGGCCAGAGACGACCATGTTGACGCCACAGGCCTGGTAGGTGATCGACTCGAATACGCTGTCAACGAAGTCCTCGATGTCGCAGCCGTAGACGGCTTGTTCACGGGCTTGCTTGGTGGTGGTGATTGCATTCACGGTCAGCTCCTTGCTGGTTGGTTGCGATGACTGCATCTTACCACGATTTCCCACAATCGCAAGTATTAGGACAAACCCTTAGACGATCTCGACATCGTGCGGCCTGGTTCGACCGGCCAGGATGGCGTGGATGCGCTTCTCTGTCAGGCGGTGGCAGCGGTACATGGTCCTGGCCGGCAGCACCTCCAGCAGCTCTGCGTAGCTGGCCAGGACAGCGCGCACGGCCTGGATGCCAGGACCGTCCAGCCTGATGGGTTTGCCTTCGCGCTTGTGGCGCTGGCCAGCCACGGCCAGGGCGCGCACAGCGTCCATCAGCAGACCGCTGTCGTCTTCGCAGACCTTCATCTCGACCACCAGCGTCTCCAGCATGTTGACGGCGTCGCTGACCACCCGCCAGTCCTCGGTGCTCGGCTCGTCGGCCTTCTCCAGGCTGTGCAGCCCCTCGTACATCCTGGTGAGCTGGTGCGTGCGGTACTCGGCCGGCATCGGCTCGGTGGGACTGGCCAGCAGCTCGTCGAAGACGGTGTAGGTCTTCGGCCGCTGCGGCTGCTTGCGCTTTCCTGACTTCTTCATGCTCGCACGTCCACCAGGCTGATGGTCTTGGTCTCGCGGTCCATGAACACGGCCACGGCTGTGGGCATCGGACCACCCATCGCACCGCACGCAGCGATGCAGATGGGCGTCGGCCGCAAAAACGCCAGCAGCATGTAGCGCTTGTCGTTCGGGCTGTCTGCGGCCATCAGTACGACCTCCAGACCTCGATCTCGACGAGCCACAGATACAGGTGGAACTCGCCACGGTCAAAGCCAATGGCGAAGTATGGCCAGCGGCGTGGGAACCACTGCACAGAGATGCGAGGGCGCAGCTTCATGTGGTGGTCTCCTGCTGGCTGGCCAGCCCCTGCTTGATGTAGTGCAGCACCTGGGCGGCCAGCGTCCTGGTGTCTGCCTCGGCCTGGCGGCGCAGCGCCAGCTCGACATCTGCCGGAATGCGGATCGTCATGTACCGATCCTTGGTGGCAGACGCCGACGACTTGGAGGTGGTCGGCGCGTCCATCAGATCACCACCTTCCAGTCCTCAGCCAGCATGTCAGTCTGACTGGCCAACCACGGCACGCGCGCGCCAGGCGTGTTCTGGGCATCTGCAGGGTAGTTCAAGAACACATAAGGCAGCGTCATCTTGCTGTGCTCATCAGGACGCTGCAGCTCCAGCCACATGCCTTTGCCATTCCAGCCTGCTCGGCACACATGCATGCCTTTTTTCAGGCACTCCAGCGCCAGGCCAAAGGTCATGGCATCGCACTCGCGGTAGGCGTCCTCGAATGCCTCCTGTGGCGACCAGGACTCGTAGCCATCAGCGTAGCGCACGCGGTAGCCTTCGTGGCCGGACTCGCTGTGCTTCTCTGGCACGGCGTGGATGATCTTGGTTCCGATGTAGCGTTTCATCAGTCAGTCCCTCCAGCGTTCACGATGGCAGCTTCCTCGAACATGTCGGTGGTGGCCTGGCCATTGGCCAGCTCGACAGGGATGCCGTGGGTCAGCAGGTTGACCAGGGCATCCTGGCCAGCCACCTCGATTTCGAATCGAGTCTGGGCAGCGTGCCGGATGGCCTGGGCCTGGTTGCCGGCTCGGATCAGCCGGTGTCGTTTGGTCTCGTTGTCTGTCACCAAGTAGATGCGCGTGGTCATGGGTTTCTCTCGTTGGTTGATGAAAAGGTGCTGATCTGCCGCTTGGCATCTTCCGCACCTTTCCCCACTATACAACAGAATCCCACACTTTCCAGGTACTTGATCCAGTCCTTCTGCTCTGGGCTGAGGCTGCCGCCTTTGGCGCGCTTCATCTCGATCCACAGACGCCATGCAGGCACGAACAGGTCAGGCACGCCGGAGGCCACGCCTTCGGCCTTCAGGCGGCCGGCTGTGGCCTTGCTGCGAGCGCCACCGTTGGGGATTGCATGGATGCGCACGCCTGGCCAAGTCTGGCGAAACCAGCGAACCAGCTCGCGCTGCTCCTCGTGCTCGGTGGGGATGCGGTCTGGCGCGCTCAAAATGGCAGCTCCTGCTCCCACGTGTCGCAGGCGTCCAGCGTGGCGACGAAGTCCTCGGGCGGCTTCATGAAGAACTCGACGCACAGGCCGTCCACACCGTAGTGCTCGCAGGTGTGGCAGCACTTGGGCGGCCCGGCGCGCATCCACTCACGCCACTGGATCAGGAACTCTGGCTCTGGTGGTCTGGTGCTCATTTGTGTTGGTCCTCCAGGATTTGTGCCTTCACGATCTCAAGGATGCCGATGGCCTCGGCCAGCGAGATTCGGTCCGCATACTCGTAGACCACGGCCTCGATCTTGTTGGCCATCTCGCCAAGATGCTCACGCCTGAATGGCGCTGTGACGACGTTGCTCATGTCTTTCTCCTCTGTTCATGCTTCCACCAAAACCAGGGCATCACCCGGTCGTCTACTTCCCACATCGGCACGCCAGTCAGCTCTGACTGGTGCTTGCGAAACCTGCGCATCGCCTTCATCAGAATCTGGCGCACACGCTCCTGCGTGCGGCCCATCACCTCGCCTGCCTCGCGCAGCGTGCAGTTCTCCAGCACGCACAGGATGACAGCCTGCTCCTCCTGCTCGGTCAGTGGCGTGATGGCCACCAGGCGGCGCGCAAAGTCCTGCCTGATCCACAGATCAGGATCGGTCTGCGTCGGCCACCATGAATCAATCGGCTCACACGGCTCTGGCTCGATGTGCCGGCTGTACCAGATGGCCTTGACCTCGCTGGACAGGTTGGCCACACCCAGCTTGCCATAGTGCGGAAGGGCGCGGCCTCTCACTCCCACCTCCGACGCATGACTCGGAAGAACTTGCCGTCGCGCTTGAACTCGATGCTGCGCGGTGGCTGCGTCTGGTTGAGGTTGGCGACCATCTCATCCAGCGTCTGGACGTTCAAGCCGCCTGGTGCGATCTGGCCACGCTCGGCCATTGTCACGAGCTGCTGCATGGCCTTCTGGCCGGCATATCCCTCGTGCATGATCGGCAGGTACTCGGTGATGGCCGGGTCGCTCAGGCCACCGTAGTAGGTGACGGCGATCATCTCCTTGCCACTGGCGCGGCTGACGTGCTTGCGCCAGGTCCAGCCCGTGACATCGAGGTCGATGCCTTCCAGGCCCATGATGTCGTCCTGGCGCAGCTCCAGCTTGCGCTTCTCAGGCTCAGGAAAGGCGTGGCCACAGGCCGAGCACACACGCGCTGCAATGGCGCACAGCTCGCCACAGTTGTCGCAGACCTTCACTGGTGCCTCGCCATTGCCTTCTCCGGCCTTCTTGGGCGGCTGCACGGCCGTGATCGGCCCATGCGTGGCCACCACGCCAGCGAAGTCCAGCACTAGGCAGTGGTCGGTGTGGCTCTTGACACGCATGCCACGGCCGGCCATCTGCACATACAGGCTGGCTGACATGGTTGGGCGCAGCATGGCGATCAGGTCGATGTCAGGGTAGTCGAAGCCGGTGGTCAGCACGTTGGCATTGGTCAGGGCGCGCAGCCGGCCGGCCTTGAAGTCGGCCAGGAGCTGCTCGCGCTCCTTCTTCGGCGTCTCGCCAGTCACGCAGGCTGCAGGGATGCCGTGGATCGTGCTCAGGACGAAGGCCACGTTCTCGGCGTGCTTGACGCCAGCGCAGAAAAACAGCCAGGCCTTGCGCTCGCCGGCCAGCTCGATCACCTCCTGCACCACGGCCAGGTTGTTGGCGTCGGTGTTCACTGCCGCCTGCAGCTCGGCCTCGATGAACTCCCCGCCACGCTTGTGGACGCCAGAGGTGTCCAGCTTGGCCTTGGTGACCTTGCTGCGCAGCGGTGCCAGGTAGTTCTTGAAGACCAGCTCCTCGATGCTGACCGGCTCGATCAGGTCGTCGAACAGCGCAGGCTTGTCGGTGATCAGGCCGTGGCCCAGGCGGTAGGGCGTGGCCGTCAGGCCCACCACCCGCAGCGCAGGGTTGATGGCCTTCAGCTCACCCAGCAGCTTGCGGTATCCCCCCTCGTCCTTGTGGTTGACCAGGTGGCACTCGTCGATGATCACCAGGTCGATGTGGCCCAGCTCGCGCGCCTTGCTGCGCACCGACTGGATGCCTGCGAAGGTGATCGGCTCGCCGAGCTGCTTCTTGCCGATGCTGGCGCTGTAGATGCCCATCGGCGCGCCAGGCCAGTGCTGGCGCATCTTCTCGGCATTCTGCTCGATCAGCTCCTTGACGTGCGTCAGCATCAGCACGCGCGTCTCTGGCCAGTTCTGCAGCGCGTCCTTGCACAGGGCGGCCACGATGTGGCTCTTGCCGCTGCCTGTCGGCAGCACCAGGCATGGATTGCCGTGGTGGCCAGCCTCGAACCAGGCATAGAGCTGGTCGATGGTGCGCTGTTGGTACTCACGCAGCATCACGGCCCCTTACGCATTTGATTTACTGCTCGCATGGCTGTAAGTTCGCCAAGGTAGTCGTAGCAAATCTTTTCCAAGCGCTTATTTTCTGCATGCAAATGGCGCAGTTCGGAGGCAGCCTCACGGCACAATCGACCAATAGGATGCCAAGTCGTACCAGCCTGCCATCCTTTACCATCTTCTACACCAATTCGAATGTCTTCTGGAATAGCGTCGAGCAATTCCACCAGTGGTGTTTGTTTTGCTTGATCATTGTTCATCCCACAATCCTCGCGTCAAAAGTTGCGCGTAGCTCCTCGACATACTCGTCGCCAAGACTGCACATCTTGGGGTTGGCCAGAATCTCGCGGCTGGTGTAGAC